GTGAAAACATCCGTGAAGCCTGTATGATTGATGTTCCTATCAAAGGAAAACCGAATGCTTACAGACCGAAGCTGAACACCAGTCTTTATCTTGTAAAGATGATGGTTGCTTCAATTGTATCCCCTAATCTTTATGATGCGGAATTGCAGGATTCTTATGGTGTGAAAACACCCGAAGAACTGTTGAAGGAAATGATTGATGACCCTGGTGAATACAACGATTTTGCTTCTTTCATCCAGGAATTCAACGGTTTCAATACAAGCATGGAAGATAAGGTTGAAGAAGCAAAAAACTAATCCGTGAAGGCGATAGTGATTCAGTATATGCACATTACTGTTTGCATAAGCTGCACCTGTTGCCTTCACAATTTATTGCTTTGGATACTCAAGAAAAAGCTTTTGTTATAGCTTCCATCAATATCAAGATGGAAGCCGAAAAAGCAGAAGCCGACAAGATGAAATCAAAACGGCGAAAATAACAAGAAAGGCAGGTGAAAGATAATGGCAACAATTAGAACGGCAATTGAACTAACAGACGGCATGACCACACCGCTGCACAATATGCTTAATGCTTTGAATCTTACAATTGCAGGATTTCAAGACATGCAGAACACGGCAGCACAGAGCATTGACACTTCTTCACTGGAAGCTGCAAGGGAACAAATCAATCAGGCAACCATTGCTTTGAATGAATTTGAAGCAGCAGGAAAAGATGTTCAAGTCAAAGCACCGCCTGTTGTTAAACCAGTTGTTGAACCAGTTGTGCCTGACCCTTTGATTGAAGCACCTGCACCAGTGGAAGTTCCTGTTTCGTGGCAAAGTGACGGTATGGAAATTTTCACGAATTCAGGAATTGACCGCTTTGAATCTGAAATTCAGTCCACAAACACAATGCTAAATACTTTACATAGCACACAGCAGCAGATAGCAAACACAGCAGCGCAAACAGACATTTTCCCTGACAATATGACTGCTGACTTGAATAACGTGAACAGCAGAATTCAAAAGATTCAATCCATTATTGAAAAAATTGAAAATAACCCTATAAACAAGGTTACTTCAAATGATGTAAATAATGATATTGAAAAATTGCGTTCCAAGCTGAATCAGGCTGTTCAGCAGCAGAACCAACTGAATCAGGCAATGCAGAAGATGGACATTACTTCTGCAAATGCTGCTTATACACAGCTATCAAATACAATTTCTGAAACAGAAGTTTATTTGCGTGACAATGTGAATGAACAAGGCAAATTCAATCAAATGGTTCAGACAGGTCAAAAACAGGCAGATTCCCTGATGACCACTGTCAAAAGAATAGCTGCTGCTTACCTGTCTTTTCAGACTGTTCTGAAAGCACTTGATATATCTGACACCATGGCACTTTCTGAATCAAGACTGTCACTGATTGTTGATGATGGCGGTTCAGTCCAGGCACTGGAAGATAAAATCTTTGCTTCTGCACAACGGTCAAGGGCAGCATATCAGGATACAGTCAATACAGTTTCAAAACTTGGTCTGCTTGCAGGAAAATCATTCAGCAATAATGATGAAATCATCAAGTTCCAGGAACTGATGAACAAAAACTTTGTAATTGGTGGTGCTTCTGCAACAGAACAAGCTAATGCAATGTATCAGTTGACACAATCAATGGCTGCTGGCAAGCTGCAAGGTGACGAATTCAGAAGCATCACAGAAAATGCACCACTGCTTGCCAAAGCAATTGAAAACTACATGGTGAATGTAGAACATGCACAAGGTTCAATGAAGGATTGGGCAGCAGATGGAAAGCTGACGGCTGCTGTTATAAAAAATGCTTTGTTCAGTTCCGCTGATGAAATAGAACAGCGTTTCAACAGTATGCCAATGACCTTTGGTCAGGTATGGACTTCCATCAAGAATAATGCATTGATGCAATTTCAACCAATTCTGAAAAAAATGAATGAAATTGCAAATTCTGCACGCTTCAACCAATTGGTAACTGATGTAACAGGTGCTTTGGTTGTTGTTTCAGGCATTGTCCTTGGAATTTTTGACATGGTTGCAGCAGTTGCACAGTTCATGTCAGACAACTGGTCAATTATTTCACCAATCATTTATGGTGTAGTTACTGCATTGATGATTTATGCAGGATATTTGGTAGTAACCAATGCTATTGAATTGATAAGCAACGGAATCAAATGGTTGGGCGTTATGGCTTCCTATGCGAAGGCAGCAGCAACAGGTGCAGAAGTCAGTGCAACAGCAGCAGCAACGGCTGCACAGTGGGGTTTGAACACAGCATTATTGGCTTGTCCTTTGACCTGGATAATCATTGCAATCATTGCGATAATCGTTATTATTTACTTGGTTATTGCTGCAATCAATAAAGCGACAGGTTCAACCATAAGTGCAACAGGTGTCATATTTGGTTCAATTTGTGTATTGGCAGCAGCGATATGGAACATCATTGTTGGTGTCATCAATGCAATTATTCAGTTTGTATGGACATATTTTGTTGAACCCTGGATTGGCATTGTTGAATGGATACTGAATGTATGTAACGGTGGATTCAATTCATTTGGTGATGCGGTTGCAAATTTACTTGGTCAAATTATTTCATGGTTTTTGTCACTTGGAAAAGTGGTCACAAAAATTATTGATGCGATATTCGGCACAAACTGGACTGATGGTCTTAACGGTTTACAAGACAGTGTTCTTGCCTGGGGTAAGAATGATAATGCAATCACCATATCAAGGGATGCACCAACACTTGAAAGCATGACAGGTGGTGCAGTTGGCAGATGGCAATACAGTGATGCTTGGAACACAGGATATTCAGCAGGTGAAAAAGTTGATGAAACTATTGCGAATTTTGACCCTGCAAGCTTATTCCAAAACAATATTCCAAATGCTGATGATTATGCAAATAGTTCTGACCCTTCACAGTACCTGTCAAATATATCTGATAATACTGACAGCATTGCAAAAGACAATGTTGACATATCGGATGAAGAATTGAAATATCTGCGTGACATAGCAGAAAGGGATGCCATAAACAGATACACAACAGCAGAAGTCAAGGTTGACCTTGGCGGTGTCACAAATCATGTTTCATCTGATGTTGACCTTGACGGCATGGTGACATACCTTTCTGATAAGGTTGCAGAACAGCTTGAAATTGTTGCGGAAGGGGTGCATGAATAATGGCTTATGATATGTATTTAGGAACAATGTTATTGCCTGTCACCCCTTCAAAACTTTCCATCAATATAAACAACAAAAACAGTACAATGGTGCTTATTAATGATGGTGAAATAAACATTTTGAAAAAGGCAGGTTTGACTGAAATATCATTCACTGCATTGTTGCCTAATGTAAAATATCCATTTGCGGTGTATAAAAGCGGATTTCAAAAGGCAAGCGCATTTCTTGACAAGCTTGAAGAACTGAAAACCAGTCAGAAACCGTTCCAGTTTATTGTTTCAAGACAGATGCCGAAGGGTGGAAAGTTGTTTGACACCAATATCAAAGTTAGTCTTGAAGATTATAAAATCATTGAAGATTCAGACAATGGCTTTGATGTGAATGTGGACATAAGCTTAAAACAGTATAGGGATTATCAAACCAAAACGGTTGCAATCACAATAAAACAGCAGACTGCTGCAAAAGTGACAGCAACCACTTCTTCCACACGGTCAACCAGTTCTGCACCAACATATAAGACTTATACAATCAAAAGCGGTGACACCCTTTGGGGTATAGCAAAAAGTAAGCTTGGAAGCGGTTCAAGATACACTGAAATCTATAACCTAAACAAATCAACTATTGAAGCTGCTGCAAAACAGCATGGTAGGGCAAGCAGCAGCAATGGAAATTGGATATGGCCTGGAACAGTGCTTCAATTGCCGAATTAAGGGGGTCAGCATATGAATATTGAAATCCTTATTCAGCATGGAAACAATGTATATCTTCCAATAGTTCAGGAAGATGTTACATGGCAAACAGAAAGAAAAGGTTCACCAGGCACTTTGACCTTCACAGTGGTCAAAGACAGCGTGATAAATTTCACAGAAGGTGACCCTGTAAGAATGAGCATTGACGGAACAAAATTGTTCTATGGCTTTGTTTTTACAAAAAAGCGAAGCAAAGACCAAAACATCACCGTCACAGCTTATGACCAAATACGATATTTGAAAAACAAAGACACCTATGTTTATACAAACAAGACAGCTTCTGAATTCATTAAAATGGTGGCGAATGATTATTATTTGAACCTTGGAACAATTGAAACAACGGAATTCAAGATTAAATCCAGGATTGAAGATAACACCGCACTTATTGATATGATTCAGAATGCTTTGGACTTGGAACTTACAAACAAAAAAACCATGTATGTGCTATATGACGATTGCGGAAAGCTGACCTTGAAAGCACTTGAAAGGATGAAGCTTGGTGTTGTCATTGATGAAGAAACTGGTGAAAATTTTGATTACAATTACACTATTGATTCACAAACATATAAT